GCTTAGAAAAGCGAGGAATATTTTTAGAGCAAAGGAGATAGTTATGGAAGAGTTAGTCAATGCCAAAGCCGGTAAACTATCGGTATTGGACAATCTGGCGGCCCAGGCGCAGATGTTCGTTCAGAATGCCTGCATGAACTTACTGCAGTTAGGCCGTGTTTTGTGTGAAGCAAAGCCGCTTGTGCAGCATGGACAATGGGAGGGCTGGGTAAAGACCAACACCAATATGAGTAAGCGGCAGGCGGAGCAGTGCATGAAAGCTTACCGCGAGTTTGGGCTGAACCAGCAGATTGCGGCGCTGGGAACTACCAAAATCTTGAAACTCCTCCCACTCTCTGACGACGAAAGAGAAGATCTGATGTCCGGCAATGATGTATCTGCAATGTCAACCAGACAGCTTGACGAGGCGATCCGGGAACAGAAAGCAAAGCTGAAGAAGGAAGCAAGGGAGGAAGTCCGGGAAGAACTGGAGAGAACGCAGGCTGAAAAGCAGAAAATCCAGAAAGACCTGCAGGACGCCGTGAAAAATTCAGAGGATGCATACCGGGATAAAGATATGCTTCAGAGGGAAAACATCCGGTTAAAGCAGGAACTAAAAGAACGGGATGAACTCCTGGAAGAACAGCAGGCAGATTACAACCGCGCGCAGGAAGAATTATTGAACGTAAAGAGCTCTATAGCGAAAGGCGATGCAGAGAGGATCCCTTCTGACCGGTTGACGGTAGATACATTCGGATCGGCGGTACGGGCATTTATCGGGACATGCGCCAGGATGCCGCACATGTCAACGTCTTTTTCGGCCATGGAACCAGCCGAAAAAGCAGACTTTGACGAACTGTTGCGAACGGTGGAAAGCTGGGCGGCGGATGCCAGAAAAGCGCTGGATACAGTGATTATAGACGGGGAGGTAATCAACGATGTCGAATAAAGAAGATCAATTACCGTGGTTCGAAGATGAAGGTTCAAAACCGGTAAAAATCATTGAAACCGTAAGTCCGGAAAACATAGGGAACATCATTACCGAAATTATGCGCCCTATGGTTCAGGCAATCGGAAAACTTCTGGAGAATAATACGGCAGCCCTGGAGCAGTTATCGGCCGCACAATCCATTCAAAATGACAGGCTGGAAGCACTGGAAAAGCAGATCCGGTTGCAAACACCCGTATCAGGGAAACAGGTAACGTATCTGAATGATGCAATTCGCTCCCGGGCAAGGGAACTTCTGGACAAACGGGACATTTCCGATAAAAAGGCAATCACGAAGCTGGGTAATGCGATCCGGAAAGCGGTTTTATCTCGATACGGCGTGTCCGGATTAAGGGAGATACCAAAGCATGAATATAACGTAGCCATGAGTCAGATTGGCATGTGGAACGAGATCTTAACTGTGCGGGATATCGTACAGGAAACCAGAAATAGATTGGAGGAAAAAATATGAATGTCGATGATTATCAGGCACTGGCCATGAGGACAAGCCCGGAAGGACATGACAGGCTTCTGAACGGATGCCTGGGATTGATCGGGGAAACAGGAGAGATCGTTGATCTTGTAAAGAAGTGGAAATTCCAGAGCGGGGATCACGCGGAATTTCCAAAAGAGAAACTGATCGAGGAGTGTGGGGATGTTTTGTGGTATTGCGCAGAGCTTGCAACTGGCCTGGATGATTCCCTGGCTAAGCTGTACGAAATGGCGGCGTGTGAATTTGATGATATGCGGGAGATCAATGAATGCGCTCCTGTAGAGCTGACGGCCGGAAGACTGGCCTGCATCGCCGCAAAACCGTTCCTCACATGGGAACGTCCAACGACAGAAGACGAAAAATGGAAAGTGGTAATCCAGGCAGAGATCAAAAGTGAGATTGTGGGGATGGTTGCTATGCTGCGGGATTTTCTGGAAATCCACTGTGCTTCTTCCCTGGAATACGCCATGGATAACAACATCACCAAACTGCGCAAACGGTATCCGGATGGATTTGATCCGGAAAGAAGTCTCCACAGGGATGAAGGAGGCGGCAATGAATAAGCTGATGATCATCGGGAACTTAACAGCGAACCCGGAAAGTAGGCTTGTCGATACATCAAACGGCCCTCAGACGGTATGTAATTTCAGTGTCGCTGTGAACATGCGTACCGGAGGAAAGGACAAAACGGAATACTTCCGTGTTTCCTGCTGGAACAGATTTGCAGAAAATGTCATGAAATATCTGGTGAAAGGATCAAAGGTATACGTGGAAGGGCCAGCATCGGCTAGGGCATATACCGCACATGACGGAACCGCGAAAGCAAGCCTTGAGATTGCAGCGAATACCATAGAGTTTTTGAGTAGTTCCCGGCAGAACAACGGAACGGATCCGGCACAGGGATACCCACCGATGCCGCCGGCCCCGAATGCAGATGAAGGATTTATGAATATCCCTCCGGGCACAGACGAAGGTATCCCGTTTGCGTAGTACAGGAGGATCGTATGAGCGAAATTCTAACGAATGAACAGAGGAAAGCACGGAAACAGCATAAGTGCAGTTTATGCGGCGAGGACATACTCAAAGGTACGGATTATATTTATGTATCCTTCACGCACGACGGGCATATTTACACGGATAAGCTGCATATTCACTGCGACGCAATGTGGCATTACTGGATCAGCAAATTCGGGACACTGGATGAGTACACGAATGAAGACATACTCTATGGGATCCGGGAGGATGTATGTGAACAAATATGCGACCGGGATCAGTTGGAAGAGTGCGACCTGACCACATCCCTGTCCTGCGAATTATGTCAGCGCAAATTACTGAATCCGGGTATTCTGGAAAGCGCAATTCAAAGCGTCCGCGATAATCATATTGGAATATAAGGCGATGGCCAGCACTGAGCTATAAAGGAGGTGAGGACTTAATGGCTCGTCCGATCAAAGAAGGACTCGACTACTTTGAATTGGACTGTCACATGGATGAAAAAATCAGGTTGATACAGGCTGAATTTGGGCTTAAAGGCTTTGCGGTAGTCGTTCTTCTCTTCATGGAGATCTACGGAGGGAAGGGTTATTACATGAGCTGGAATGAAGATACGTTGCTACTGTTTGCGTTGCAGAATTGCGGTGCTGCGGGCGGTGACAAAAACTTAATAGAGGAAATCGTTGCAGCCTGTATCAGAAGGGACATTTTTTCAAAGGAACTTTTTGAGAAGTATCAGATCCTGACTTCATCCGGGATCCAGAAAAGATACCTCAACGCCGTAGCCAGGCGTGAAAATGTGACTTTGAAAAAAGAGTACCTTCTGGTTACTGATAACAAAAAAACGGTTTCTGCAAACAATAACTCCGTTAATGTAAACAGAAACTCAAAAAATGCAGACAGTAATACACAGAGTAGAGAAGAGAAGATAAGAGTAGATAATAAAGGGGGAGGTATATATATACCCCCCGCCCCGGAAATGCCGGAAAGGAAAACACCGATTGATGAACTGACGGAAGAACAGATGCAGATGATAACAGATGCCTGGAACAAGATTCCGCACGCTGTCAAGATCCGAGGAATTATCCCGATGACTCCAAGATACAACGAGACGAGACTCTGTATCAGCATTTTCGGATACGACGGGATCTTACAGGCGATTAAAAAAGCCGGAACCGCCGAATGGCTGAAAAACAAAGGGAAGATCGTGTTCGATAGTTTTATCAATCGAAATGCCGTCCAGAAACTTTTGGAAGGTGCATATGATGAAGATTATCAGGCGGAAAAAGATAAACAAAAACCCAAAAAGACAAGGTTCAATGATTTTCACCAGCGCGAGTATGATTATAAAGAACTGGAAAGAAAATTAATGAACCATTAGGAGGCAACAAATGACAGAATCAGAACGCATAACCATTTTCGATGAAGCGGTTGGAGAATATGTGACACAGGATTTCAGGCGCTACCTGATAGAACGTGAGTTTTTCATATTGCCGGCTTCTTCACATCATCACGGGAATTACGAAGGAGGATTATTCGACCATGGCTTTGAGGTAATGAAGTGCCTTGCGTATATGACACGAAATCTGAATATCCATTGGGAGAACGAGAGATCCCCGTATATTGTCGGAATGTTCCATGATTTGTGCAAGCTTGAAAACTATTACTGGGACGGCCAGGAATGGCGTTATAACGACAGGCAGATTCTTCCGGGGCATGGCGATAAGTCGGTGATGCTATTATCGCAGTTCATGACGCTGACACGCGAAGAGGTATTCTGCATTCGTTTCCACATGGGGCCCTATGAAGCATGGTCGAGAGAACAGTATGGAAAGGCCATAGGAGAATACGAAACGGTTTTATGGACACATACGGCTGATATGTATGCGTCGAAAGCGAAAGGAATATAAGAAAGGAGCCAACACCATGAAGATTACAAGAGAAAAACCAGATATCCTGCGGATAATATACCGCCAGGAACGAGAGGACGAACAGTACGGATCCTGCCTCTGGGCGATATTTGATCTGGATCCGGGAAGAGGGATGCTGAACATCCAATCAGATTGCGGGAGCTACTCTTACTGCTGGCCAGAACGCGGAGAAAATTTCCTGAAACTGCTTGCTGGGGATATGGCGGATAGTTACCTATTGGGTAAGTTATGCGGGAAACCGCGGGAGTTTAACGCGGAAGCGACCGTGGAGAGTGTTAAGGAGTACCTGAAATACGCGGAATATTACGAAGACGAAGAGCTAAATAGGCTGAAAATAGACGAGGTGATAGAAGACCTGGAAAACGAGTTTTCTGAGTACGATCTGAGCAATGAACCGGGAATAGCGGAGTTTATTTTGGATAACTGGAATTCCGACAACAATATGGAGATGGACTGTGCCTGGGAACTGGTTGTAAAAGAATACGGTGCATGGCAAAAGCGGATAGTCCGTATTTTCCGGGAGCACATAGTGCCGGAGATTAAGCGGGTACTTTCGGAAATGGGAGACAGGAGGTACACGCAATGACAAGAGGGTTCGAACCGGTATGCACCAACGATGAAGCAAGGGAATATTTTAAAAATAAAGGTTTGACATATGACAATATAGAAGACAGCGACATTGCAGCATTGCTGATACTTCTTAAATCGGAATACCGGATAAGCAACAAAAATGGAGAAACTTCAGTGAGCACTGAAAGAGTATCCAAGAAGGTCGTTATCAAACATAAAACAAATGGAAAACTGGAATCGTGTTTCATTTGTGTGAACAGCCATTATTTTACCAGACGAGAATGTATCAGCTTTAATAGAGACGGTTTTATTGGGTTTGCTGGCTGGGCCGATGATGGAAACCTTAACCCAATTAAACGAGCATTTCTAAAGTGGTGCGATATGTTAACAGCGGAAACGAGAGATTCAACATGAAAGAGAAAATCACATCTGACATTCTGCTTGCGGTGATTCGCGCACACTGCCTGGAATGCAGCGGAGGGAGCCGCTGGGATGTCCATAATTGTCTTGTGAAAGATTGCAAATTGTGGCCATACCGAAAGGGGGAGCCGCCAAAGAAGAAGGAAAGGAAAGGGAAGAACACGCAGCTTACTGTGTTTGATCTTCTGAAAATTGATGATGTACGCAATTGATTTCCGGGATATAGAGAAGGTATGCAGAAACTGTAAATGGTACGACAACAACAAAATAGAGAGCTGCACAAGACCGGGCGGTTATGAAGTGCAGGGCAATAAGTGCATATCTTTTGAATATAGGAATCGGATCAGGATAAAGAGAAAGGAAAAAGACGATGGGAAAGATAGAGGAACAGACAGGATTTAAGATGATCGGCAAAGTGCCGCCGGGAACATGTCCGGTATGCGCGGTAGAACATGAGCCTGAATATCCACATAACAGGGATAGCCTGTATTACCAGTATAAGTTTTATGACGAGCATGGAAGATGGCCTACATGGAAAGATGCGATGTCACATTGTACGGAAAATATGAAAGAAATATGGATTCAAGAATTAACAAAAAGAGGGATAAAAATTGAGTAATAATACAGAAATCATTGTAGACAATTTTGCAGGCGGAGGCGGAGCTTCTACGGGCATTGAAATCGCGATAGGAAGAAGCGTTGACATTGCGATCAATCATGATCCGGCAGCCATAGCAATGCACAGAGCAAACCATCCAGGAACAAAACATTATACAGAAGATGTATGGAAGGTGGATCCTGTTGAAGCCTGCGAAGGAAGGCCGGTCGCCCTTGCCTGGTTTTCCCCGGACTGTAAGCACCACAGTAAGGCAAAGGGCGGAAAACCGGTATCCAAGAAAATACGGGGCCTTGCATGGGTCGCCGTGAAATGGGCGAAACAAGTCCACCCGCGGGTAATTATGTTAGAGAACGTGGAAGAGTTTATGGATTGGGGCCGCCTGGATGCGAATAACCGGCCGGATCCGAATTACAAAGGGGAAACCTTCCGCCGGTTCGTAGGACAGCTAGAAAGGCAAGGGTATGAAGTAGACTGGAAATTGTTGAGGGCCTGCGATTATGGAGCACCGACTATCCGAAGAAGATTTTTCCTTATTGCCAGAAATGACGGAAAGAAAATTATCTGGCCGGAAGCAACACACGCAGAGCCAGACGGTTTAGAAGTTTACGCTGGTCTGAAAAAACCGTATGTTCCAGTAGCAGATGTTCTGGACTTTACCCTTCCGTGTCCTTCGATTTTTGCAACAAGTAAAGAAATCATGGATGAGTACGGGATCCGGGCAGTGCGTCCTCTCTCGGAAAACACGATGAAAAGGATTGCGAGGGGAATTAAGAAGTTTATTATTAACAGCTCGGATCCATTTATCATCAAATTGGACGAAAAAGAATGTGCAGAAAACCTGATCCAGTATCACAGCGAAACAACGAAAGACACCAGGGGACAGGAGATCAATAAGCCACTAATGACTGTTGATTCCAGCAACAGATACGGTCTGGTCACTACTTTCATAACGCAGTTTAATAATCACTCCATAGGCCAGAGCGTCAATAAGCCGCTGAACACAGCCGCTGCACAGGTTAATCACTTTGCGGAAGTCCGGGCATTTCTTGTGAAATATTATGGAAATGGAGATAATGCGGTATCCGTGAAAGATCCGCTGCCGACAATAACGGCCAAAGACCGCATGGGATTGGTAACGGTTCACGGTAAGGATTATGAAATTTCGGATATCGGACTGCGAATGCTGACACCAAGAGAACTGTTCGATGCGCAGGGTTTTCCACATGATTATATCATTGATGTAGATGCGGATGGAAAAGAATATCCCAAAACAGAACAGGTAGCAAGATGCGGAAATGCTGTTTGCCCGCCTATACCGACTGCACTTGTAAGGGCAAATCTCCCGGAGTTATGCAGAGATAGCCGCAAAGGCGAAAAGAATAGCTGCGGAAGCTGTGAATTCGGAAAAGAATTATACAAAAACCCGGAGAGCAAATATATGCATTGCAACTTTCGCGGCGAAATAACCATGATAGACAGATCATGTAGAGACTGGAAAGAAAGAAAACAGAATAATGATTGAAACAATAATCGTATTTGTAATCATCATATCCATCATTGCATTAGGAGCAGGAATTGGCAAGAAGTAGAAAAGCGAAAGCGATTTCGCTTTTGGGAGGGAGGGAATCATTATGGATGAGAGAACGACAGAGGTGAATAATAAAGACATTCCTGTGCTTGCTGATACGCTTAGTATCATGCAGGCAATTTATAACATAGAAGTCCGCAGGCAATGGCAGCGCGACCGCATGAGCAATATTTCCCAACATTTAACCGGAATGCCGAGTGCGCATTATCCTCACGGTCTGGACGAAGCCTTTTCTGCGCTGTCTGAACTCGACACGGAACATAAGCAGCATTGCAGACAGTACGTCCGGCAGCTGAAAAAGATAGAAAAGATTCTGAACAGCATCGAAAGCATGAGCATGAGGATTTTTGTTGAGATGAAGTACGTCATGGACGTGCCTGACACAGAGATCCGAAACAACCTGAATATGTCAAAACGCGGTTTTTACAGGGCAAAGGAATGCATCGAATCGGCGCCGTGTATGGCAGCGGTGAAGTGGCAGGAACGATATATTTTGAAATCTGAAAGTGAAAAATTTTAAAAAATGTGTTGAATGGGAAAGCCACCTGTGCTATTTTGATAACATGCAAGGAAACTAAGGAGCGGATAACTGAGGTTATCCGCTATTTTTATGCCTGGAAAGTGAAAACATGGGAAGGCCAAATGTATATCTGGAAATAGACGCGTCAGATCTGCAGCAGGAAATAAACAGGCTTCGGTCCGTTATGACGCCGGAAAAATTTAATAATGCCATGGCTGGAATCTTTCGCAGAACCGGGACCCACGTCAAAAAGATTCTAAAACAGGATCTTCCACAGCAGTACAATATTTCGTCCGGGGAAGTTGGGAAGACTGTAAGAGGGGCGCAGATGTCGAACAGCGGCGTTGGAGTAGGGTGCACGATCCCCGTAATTGGAGCCAGACGGCATATAGGCGGCGGGGGAAAAGGATTTACTGCATACGGATATCGCCGCGGCTGGAAGAGCCTTACCTCCGGGCACTATGACGTGACTGCCATTATCTACAGGGGCAAGCGGTCAAAACTACCGAACACAATGGGGAACTACGGTGGGAAACCTCCGTTCCGGAATGTCCCTTCGAAGCTGGGCGGCATAACATTTACAAGAGGAGGACAGCCGAGGCTTCCGATCGAGGCGGTCATGGGTATCGCGATACCGCAGATGCCGATGAATAAATCCGAGCCGGATGTCCAGAAAGACATCAAAGACTTCATGGAGCGACAGATGGAACACCGGCTGCAGGCATTGGTAGCAAGTGGAAGGTGATTATGAGCCTGTCAATGACAAAAACCGAACTGGCGGAACTGGCCAGGTTCGACTACAAACGCCTGAATGAAATTGATAAAAAACTCCCGGACGATAAAAAACTTTTTGTCCATGGCGAAGGAAAGAAATATGATTTGTCTAATTTCATTCAAAAATGGGCGGAATATAATGCTGACAAATACCGCTCTGAACAAACAGAGCTAACAGCAACAAAAATCGAAATAAGTAGGATAGCCGGATATTCCGACAAGCAGCTTGCCCGTATAGACAAGAGCCTGCCGGACGAAGAAAAGCTATTTGTAAAAAGCGAGGACGGGAAATACGACCTTGCTTTTTTTATGCAAAGATGGGTGAAATACAACGTCGAACGCGGAGCGAGCGACGATTATATGGATCTTGATCTGGTAAAGGCCAAACACGAAGTCGTTAAAACAAAGAAAACAGAGCTGGAAGTTGCAAGGCTGAAAGGGCAGCTGATAGATGTGCAGGATGTACGCAGGCTGTGGGGAGATGTAATCAATACTGTAGTACAGAACTTCATCCATTTGCCAAGTAAGATTGCACCACTGGTGCGCATGATGGATAACACGGACGCAATCTCCGGGATCATGGACCAGGAGATTCGGAAGATATTGGAGAACGTGGCGGATACCCCGCTGCCGGAATATGCGGCAACCGAAGAGACAGAGGAAAGCGAGGACGAAGAACAGGAGGTGTAAGAAATGTCTGCATTTGCAGATCTGGCGAAGTATGCTTACACGTCATTTCGTCCGCCGGCAAAACAAACCGTTTCGGAATGGGCCGATGAAAACAGGATACTATCCAGTGATTACAGTGCGGAGCCTGGCAGATGGAGAACGGACCGGGCGCCGTACCAGAGAGAAATCATGGACAGTTTTACGCAGTCAGGTATATGGCAGATCGTGATCATGGCGTCCGCGCAGGTTGGAAAATCAGAGATCGAGCTAAATATGATGGGCGCTGCAATCGCAAATGACCCGGGGCCGATTCTCTATATACAGCCCACAGAGAGCATGGCGGAAGACTACAGTAAGCGCCGTATCGCTCCCATGATAGCCGCCTGTCCTACGCTACGAGACAAGGTGATGAAGGCGAAAGGAAGAGACGCGGCAAATACGATTACCATGAAGACATTTCCAGGCGGCAGCCTTGCGTTCATTGGAGCAAACAGCCCCGCAGAACTTGCCAGTCGGCCAGTGAGGTACATCTTCATGGACGAAACAGACCGGTTCCCGGCCAGTGCCGGATCAGAGGGCGATCCACAGGAATTGGCGGAACGCCGTACAGAAACATTCCGAGCAAACCGGAAAATTGTAAAAACATCAACGCCAACGCTCAAGGGAAAGAGCAAGATTGAGACGGATTATATGAACGGAACGCAAGAAGAATGGCATACGGAATGTCCACATTGCCACAGTTTTAATTATATCCGCTTTGTAGATATCCATTTCGAGAAAGAAGACTTCAAGAATGAAACCGGAGACGAGGATTACCGCATCCAGGATGTCACATGGAGATGTCCGACCTGCAAGCGTGACATAGAAGAACACGTAGCAAAAAGGCAGCCGGCGAAATGGGTAAGCAAAAATCCGCAGGCGATCAATAACGGGATCCGGTCTTTCCGCCTGAATGCTTTTATGTCTCCATGGTCGGACTGGAAAGACATTGTATGGAAATTCCTGAAAGCGCATAAGGATCCGGAAAAACTGAAAACCTTCTACAACACAATTCTGGGCGAAACGTGGGAAGTACATGTAAGCAACGGACTTGACGAGGCGCTTTATAAGCGGCGGGAACATTATGACGCGGAAATCCCGAATGGAGTTTTACTCCTGACGATGGGACTCGATACACAGGACAACCGTTTGGAATATGAGGTTGTCGGCTGGGACCGTCACGGCCAGAGCTGGGGCATCAGCAGGGGGATTATACCAGGAAGAGCAGACGCGCCGGGTGTCTGGGAAGAGGTTGACAACCTGCTCAACCGGGAATGGAAACTCAAAAACGGTATGCGTATGCGGATATTGGCGTCATTTATCGACTCCGGCGGTCACTTCACACAGGAGATTTATACAGAATGCGCCAAACGCCAGACAAAGCGGATCTGGCCGATCAAGGGCGAAGGCGGCGAAGGGAAGCAGTATGTACGCCCTATGAAGAGAAGCGGAGGAAAACGGGACAGCATGAAGTTTCTGATCGGCGTTGATGCTGGGAAAGAAGGAATTATGTATGAAGCCGGAGTGACAGAACCGGGTCCCGGATACATGCATTTTCCGATGGATTACCGCGCCGGTTACAGCATGGACTATTTCAAGGGGTTGATATCTGAACGGATGGTCATGCACCGAAAAGGCGGGAAAAGCGTAGTTGGATGGGAGAAGATATACGAACGGAATGAACCGCTCGACTGCCGGAACTATGCCAGGGCCGCATACCGGTACTTCCATTGGAACTTTGATGATCTGGAAAGGATCATTAGCGGCGAAAAAGAACCAAGGGTAATTACAAAAGCAGAAGACACGAAGCGCAAACAACGACATATTGTGAGTAAAGGAATCAAAATTTAAGGAGGGGCCATGGCTGTACAATCTGCATGGACACTGGAAGAAGCAAGGACGATGCTGAATCTGTGCAAGGAAGCACACAAAGAACTGATCACCGGCCAAGCAAAAAGTTATAAGGTCGGAACCAGAGAGTTTACCGCGCTGGATCTGGATGAGCTGATGAAGCAGATCGAATACTTTTCAAATGTGGTCGAGTCTCTGTCCGGAACCGTAAGAACAAAAAGAGTAGCGCGAGTAGTTCCGCGCGATTTATAAGGAGCGTGACATATGAATGACAAAGATCCGAGACTGCGGGAGAGGCTGCTATATCTGGTCAGCCCGAAACGCGGAAATGATGCATATAATCGCAGGCTGCAGAAGCAGGAATCAGCCGGCCGAGAAGAAAAGTCAAAAGGGCCGAAAATGAGCTATGGCAGCCACGGGGCCAGTCGGACGCTGAATGCACTGATAGGATGGATCATCCAGGAAGGAAATGCAGAGGACAATATTGATCTGTATTCTTCGACGCTGCGTCAAAGAGCAAGGGACCTGTTCACAAGCGGAGGACTGGCGAGATCAGGTCCTCAGACCCTGACAACATCAGTTGTCGGATGGGGAATCCAGCCGAAGCCGAAGATTGACGGAGAAGTGCTGGGGATGTCGGACGAAACCAGAGAACAGACGGAGCGGACAATACTTCGAGAGTTCCGCTTGTGGGCAGAGAATGTCATGTGTGACGCAGAACGACAGCAAAACTTCTACGGTCTTCAGCAGCTGGCATTTCTATCCATGCTGATGTCGGGCGATGTATTTGCCCTTTTCGGGATGAAAGAAAACAAGAGGACGCCATACCAGACAACGATCAGGCTATTAGAAGCGGACCGGATCAGCACTCCGGAAACATCCTATAGCCAAAGCCAGACAACGGAAAGCGGCGGCAGAATCATAGATGGCGTAGAGATCGACCGGGAAGGTACAGTGATCCGATACCATGTGGCGAGCAGAAGCCCGATTGCAGGAAATGACACAAGTGAGCTGACCTGGACAGAAATAGAAGCATTCGGAAGCGAAACGGGATATCCGAACATCCTGCATATCATGACGCACGAACGGCCGGAGCAGCGAAGGGGAGTTCCTTTTGTGGCGGCGGAGATCGTTTCTCTGAAGCAGTTCTCCCGATACATGAACGCAGAACTTGCAGCTAATGTAGTTTCTGCCATGCTGACTGCCTTTATCACGTCAGATGAGGATGACGGAAAATTCGGAATGGAAGATGCCGTCAATGAAGAAGATAAAGTCACAGACGATGACTTGCAGTTGGAACTGGGACCGGGGGCAGTATATAACCTTCCGCCAGGAAAGCATATCGAAACGATCAACCCACTCAGAAGCAACTCTCAATTCGAATCTTTCGTGAACACATGCATTATGACGATTGCGTCCAGTATGGGGATACCGAAAGAAGTGCTCGTTAAAAAGTATGAGAGCAACTACACAGCTGCAAGAGCGGCGCTGCTGGATTTCTGGCGTACTGTAAGAGTCTATCGGACGCGGTTCAACAGTGGATTCAACCAGCCGATCTACGAACAGTGGCTTTCTGAGGCCGTAGCAACCGGACGTATTGAAGCGCCCGGCTTTTTTGATGATCCGGCTATCAGGCAGGCGTGGTGTGGATGTGTCTGGATGGGTGCGAGCATGGGACATGTAGATCCGCTCAAAGAGGTCAACGCAGCTGCAACAAGGATCCTGAACAACATCACGACTCAGGAACAGGAAGCTGCAGAATACAACGGCAATGACTGGGCAGCCAATGTACGGCAGAGGAAGAAAGAGATCTCCGTTATGAAAGAGCTTGGATACACTCCGGATGGAGTACCGCTATACGAAGATGAACAGGAGGATGAGTAAATGCGAAAAAAGCATATTTGGATGGCTCCACACGAACATTACCACTTGACATACACCATGAAAGCTGAAGGCGAAGATGCCGAAATCATGGTTTACAGCGAAATTGTCAGCGAGAAATGGTGGAGCGGTGAAATATCCACAGACGATTTTGACAAAGCCCTGAAAGAGGCGAAAAAGAACGGCGCAAGGAACTTAAATATTCGCATCAACAGCCCGGGTGGTGAAGTGTATGCAGCTGTAGCTATGCGGAGCATGGTGATCAATTCCGGTTTTGAAAATATCCGGGTCATGATCGAAGGTCTGTGCGCAAGTGCAGCGACGCTCTTTGCCACGATTCCCGGAGCTAAAGTGGTTATCGCGGACGGAAGTGAGTTTATGATCCACAACCCCAGGACGATAGCCTGGGGAAATGCATCCGAGATTGAACAGACGGTAGATCACCTGCACAAAATGGAACAGCAGTTTCATGGAATGTATGCGTCAAAAACCGGCAAGCCGGAAGACCAGATCAAAGAATGGATGGATGCTACTACATGGTTTACAGCAAAAGAAGCCTGCGAGCAGGGGTTCTGTGATGAACTACTGGAAACAGAAAAAGCAGTAGCGAGCGTCACCGACAAAGACCTGGCCCTGATGAAAGATATATACGGAAATGTCCCGGATCAGATCAGAGCCTTTGCTGCGGGAGGCTGCGTCGCAGCCTTAACCTCGCCTGGCGAGAAAAGTCCTGATCTGATTTTATCGAAAAAAGATGTCCAGAGAGTAATGCAGACATTAAACGTCAGTAACGGAACTCCTGTTGCCGGGGATCCGTCTGAAATAAATACTAATGAGGAGGAAACTTTAATGGAACTTGAAAACCTGACAATGGAAGAGATCCGTGACGGAAACCCGGCACTGCTTGCGCAGATCCAGCAGGATGCCGTAAATGCGGAACGAGAGCGCGTTTCCGATATCGACGCGCTGACCGTACCCGGATACGAGGATATGGCAGAACAGGCAAAAGCAACCGGCATGTCCGCTATGGATTTCCAGAAACAGATTGTCGCTGCCATGAAAGAAAAGGGAAACCGTTTCATTCAGGCCCGTCAGGAAGAAACTGCACCGGCAACGGATGTCGCAGCAGGTTCTCCTACTGACAATATGGAAACCGAAGATCAGAAGATTGAGGCAGTCGCCAAAGAGATTGCTGGTTATGCAGAAAATGCAGAAGCAGCTAACAATGGCGGAATGTACTAAACAAGGAGGATTCGCAAAATGAGCAAACTTTATGACGTTGTAGGCGAGAAGACCTATACGAACCTTTTAGCAGATCCGCAGGGCGCAGACGTGATCGCCATTTCATGCGAACCTGGTAACGGAGATATTCCGGCTGGTACTGTGATGTACCGGAAGCCCTCGGGATTATATGCTCCTGCAGCCAGCGCCCAGATCACAGCTTCGTATATGCTGGTCGTGCTCGGGGAAGATGTTTCTACCGGTGAAACGATTCTTCCGGGAGCGGTTGCAGAAGATGCAAAAGCATATCGTGCAGGCCGGTTCGTAGATGGAGCAGTAGTTCTGGCGAATAACGCATCCATCACGCAGGCGCACAAGGTCGTCCTGAGAACTGAAGGCATCGTGTTCGATGTGAAAGAAGGCTCCGGAACCATCGAGAATGGCACGAAGACCATCACTTATGTTGCCAATAACGGAGCTGATCCGGAAGAGCCGGATGTTGAGGATGCTGCTATCGCGGGATCGACATATACGATCCTTGCGAACACGGATACAAAGTTCACAGCTCCGGCCACGAAGAGTTTCAGCAAGTGGAACACGAAGGCTGACGGTACAGGCACAGATTATTCTGCAGCTGGCACCTATACTGCAGATAATGATCTGACCCTGTATGCGGTATGGGCATAAACAGATACATTCGATAAGGAGGATTAAAATATGGATATCTATTCCACAAGAGCGATGCTTGCAGCAGTTGAATTGATGCCGCGGGAATACAGCGTACTGTTTGACTTTTTCACTCACGACGGGGGATGTGTCGAAGACGATAAAGCAATCTACGACTACCGCAAGGGAAGCAGAAGGATGGCTCCGACTGTATATCCGGGAACCGGCGGCGTACTGATGGATCGTGACGGGTATGAGACAAGAGAGATCGGTTTCTGCACGATCGCACCGGAAAGACAGATCGAAGACCAGAACCTGAAAGGTCGTATGTTCGGAGAGAACATCCTAGGCGCCATGACTCCGCAGGAGCGGGAAAGAAGGATGATCGCAAAAGATCTCACTGAGATGCGTGCGGCTATCCAGAGACGCCGTGAATGGATGGTAAGGCAGGTCCTGTTGACCGGAAAGCTGTCCATTTTCAACTACACTAATGAAGGCCGTGAGGTCAACGCATCCATGATCGCGGATTATGGATTCACCAATCAGTATACACCAGATACCGCATGGGATCAGGCTGGCGCAACGATTGATGATGATATGCACGAAATCTTTGATCTGGTGTATGACGGTTCCGGTTATATCGATGTTATGCTCATGGCCCCGAATGTTGCAGGCGCATTACGGGATAACAGCGATTACATCCGCCTTTTTGACGGAAGAAACATCGACATGGGCAAACTCAATTCCCAGTATCGCGGATCCGGACTGCGGTTCATTGGCTGGAACTCCGACGGTGTGGAGATGTACAGTCTTTCCGGAACGTTTGTTGATGATGACGGTCAGACAAAACCAATTCTTCCGAGCGGCAAACTGATCGCAGGCAGCAGAGAAATGCTGAATGTTTTCCACGGACCTGTTACACAGGTGGAAGAGCCTGGACCGAATGCGCAGCATAAGACCTATATCAAAAAAGAGGTTCCGCTGCGTATCGGCAGCGTAGATGGCAACGCCATCAAGAACCGTTTGACAAGCCGCCCGACCGTGGTTCCGCAGAATATTGACGGATGGGTAGTGGCAGATGTGATCTAAGGAGGGATTAAGCATGCTGATTGCCAAACATTATGTAAAAGTGAATGGCACGATATATCCTCCCGGGGAAGAGATTGATGTGGAAATCTCGAAAGAAAAACTGGAACGTCTTTTGAGCAAAGGGGCAGTTGAAAACAAAACTGCCCCTTCGGCCCATTTTACAAAGGAGCCGGAGTCGGAACCGGAGCTGATTGGGGAAGAGGAACCGGAAACGGAAGATGAAGCGGAAGTGGAAGACGAAGCCCCGGAAGTTGATGTTATGGCCGGCATCGTGCAGGAAAAAGAGGAAGATACACCTAAAAAGCCTGCACGGAGCAGAAGACCGAAGGGAGAAAAAGCAAAATGAAAGTAAGATTTCTGAAAAGCGGAAAAGTGGAAGAATTCCATGATGAATACTGCGCCCGCCTGATCGAACAAGGGCAGGCTGTTGTCATCAAGGAAGAACCTATTATGCCGGATCCGGTACCGGCAGCCCTGGAGGATATCGCAAAAGAACCGGAATCAGATCCGGAGCCGGAGAAGACTGAAAAACCGTCCAGGGGGAGAAGACAGAAGGGGTGATCCAGATTGTCGCTGAAAGACCGAATCGCAAATGATATCAACCGTACATTTATGCGGAAAGATCATTTTGCCGAAACCCATTTTTGGAATGGAGTGGAGATCATCTGCGTACCGGATGAAGAAGAGGCGCTGAAGCGGAAGAATAACAATGTGAACGACATTAGCTGGGATAATAACACCAGACAGCTTTTGATTCACACGCCGCTTGCATCGTTCCCGGGAGGAAAGGAGCCGGAGCCGAATACGCAGGTGATTTTTGATGATCGTGTATATATTGTACTGGAAGCAAATCACAACATGGGAGTACTGGACATATGGCTTCTTGCCAGAGATCCGAGGGAGTATTAAAAAATGCGGACGAAAGAAAGGCTGCTTGGCCTGAAAGCATGGCTCACAAAGGAATTGTGTGAAGGACGGGAAATGAAAGCGCCCGGAAAAAACATGAGCATCACGGAAATTAACAGACAGATACCGAAATGTTACCTGGCATGGGCGCCCGGAAAGCCGGACCAGGCGACGCAGCAGATACAGCCGCAGGAGCTGTACAATGTTACGCCCGGGATCATTGTGATGCCAAAACAGGCCTATGCAAAATACATGGAAGAAAAGCGATTCGACCGTTATAACAACGTACACAGGCCGCCGGACTTAGGGCAGCATCTGTCTGTAGACATATTGTTTTCGGTGTACGAGCCGGGCATACGACTGCCCGGCTTTATTGATGGCGCAGGCGAGAAAGGGCAGGGCCTGGATATGTCATTGATCAAAGACGGGACGGAAGAAGGTCTTTTCACACTGACAGACTGGATGGACGACTTAATGGAGTGTCTGTTTCGGGATATGAGTATTCCAGGAACAGACCTGTTCCTGGAAGAAAATACAATGCTGTACAGCTTGTATACAGACCAGAACTATATTGTAGACAGAAGACCGATCTATTACGGATTTGTCACTGTAACATTCGGATGCTACGCAAACGAAGGCGTGAATTCCACAATTAACAACCTATTACTGTAAAGGAGGAACTTTTAATATGACTGATTATCTCCATGGCGCGTATGGGCAGATCAACGCTGTCGGCAACAGGGTTGCACAGGAAGGTCCCCAGAGCGCATTTGTTTATGTCGGTACAGCTCCGGTTCATACCGTTGAGGGCGGCGCGAAAAACGTGAATGTACCGATTCTCGTAAATAATATCGCGGAAGCAAAGAGGTATTTCGGCTATTCCGACGACTGGGCAAACTACACACTCTGCGAAGTGATGCACCATTTTCTGGAAACGAAGGGTGTAGGACCGCTGGTTCTGATCAATGTGCTGGATCCGGCAACTCATAAGAGCGGAACGAAGACCACGGATACCAAGACTCCGGCAAACGGTGCGTTTACAATCACCTCTGCGGCAAACGTCATTCTGGATACTGTGGAAATCACAACCACAGGGGATGATCCGGAGAAGAAAGTCAAGGATACGGACTACTCCATTGTCTACAATCTTGACAAGCAGATCATCACAGTGCAGGAGCTGACAAGCGGAGCGCTGGGAACATCGCCGCTTACAGTGACCTATTACACTGTGAATCCGACTGTAGTTACATCGGCAACTGTGATTGGTTCTACAGACGGAATGGGCCTGAACACAGGGATTTTTGCAGTGAAGGATGTATACCAGGCAACGGGCAGAATTCCTTCATTCCTGGGATGCCCTGGCTTCTCTTCCATCCCGGCAGTGCATGAGGCGATGTATGAGAACAGCGTTAAGGTGAACGGACACTGGGATATGTTCATGCTTGCGGATCTCCCAATCACCGATAGCGGAACCGCCATTACGCTGAATACAGCCGCCAGCTGGAAAGCCGCAAATGGATATAACAAGGAAAACGAGAAGGTGTTCTTCCCTCTGGTGCAGGGGGTAGACGGAAACATCTATCACACCTCAGTTCTTGCGGCCGCAAACCTTCAGGAACTTCTGATTGCACAGGACGGAATCCCGTATCGTTCATCCAGCAATACGGAATGTTCTATCGTACAGAATCTGTATCTTGGAGCGGATTACACCGGGCGGTACTACGATGACAGCATTATCAACGAGAAGCTGAACAAGAATGGTATTGCCAGCGTTGCCTTTGTAGGCGGCAGATGGGCGATCTGGGGAGCACATTGTGCTGATTATACACAGGAGAATGCCAACGAGATCAATGTTTCAGAAACAAACCGGATGATGCTGTACTACATCAGCAATGATTTCCAGGCTAGGAGAGCACACGATGTAGATCAACCGCTGTCGCCGAACGATATGAGATCCATAGTATCTGAAGAGCAGGCCAGACTTGATGCCCTGGTCAATATCGGAGCACTTACTTACGGAGCAGTAACATTGAATGCCAGCGCAGACGCCCGGAGCGATATGCTGAAGGGAGACTGGACATTGCTGTTCAACATCACCACAACTCCGCTTGCGAAGTCCCTGACTGCAAAAGTCACCTGGACGGATGAGGGCTATGTCACCTATTTCGAAGAAGCAGCATAAGGAGGAGTAGAAAATGCCGAGTAAAGTATATAACAATGTCGTAGATCACAGACTGTTTGATGCAGGGAGGCTGGTAGAGGACGTCACAAAGGTTGGACTTCCGGATATCCAGCATCCAACCACAGAGATTGATGTAGCTGGAATGGCCATGGGCGTCGATATGCCGAACACCACACACGTGGAAGCGACGGAATATAATATCGTGCACAACAACGGGGTGAACTGCGATCTTCTCGCATCGCCGGGAAAGCATTCACAGGAATTCCGTATTGCCAGACAGCGGTACGATGTGGCGAAAGGAGCCATTGCACACGAAAGCGTGAAGTACCGTCTTGTTGGCGTTCATAAGTCTTCACAAAAGGGAGATATCGAAACCGGCTCCCCGTATGGTACAACGGACACCTATTCTCTTCTGCGGTACGAAGAAGAGGTGAACGGAAAAGTCACGGTTCTGATAGATGCTATGGCGGGGATCGTCAAGTACAACGGAGTATCGTACACGGACGAAGTACAGAATCTGTTGAAATAAGATCATCTTAAAAACAACAGATCGACCAATTCAAAATTCGAAAAGCGAAAGCGATTTCGCTTTTCGAATTGTTTAATGCGGGGAGAGAGATATGAGCGAAAGTGCAGAAAAACACAATGGCGTAATAGCCGGCGAGCAAAAAGCGGAATTTGATAACAACGCAGAAAATCAGAATGAAGCAACAGTAACGGAACAGGATGCGGATTTTGATCCCGTAAAAATCAGGGAAGACAGAAAAAAGAAAATGCAGGAAGCTATCGCCGCTATGAGCGAAGGCAGAGGAAAGTTAAAGCTCAACACGCCGATTCTTTCTGGTGAAGAGAAAATAGAAGAGCTGACATATGATTTTACTGCTCTTACAGGTATGGAATATACAGATGCGATGGACAGCGATCTGAAGGCAAGGGAACTGCAAAAGATCACGCACCGTCAGGGCCTGGCTCTTTTTGCAGCTGCCGCCGCGAAATATTCAAATCGGTTAGATGTGCGTGACATTATAGAACGGATCAGCGCAGCAGATGCGATTGAAGCGGTGGAGCTGGCAACAATTTTTTTCGCCGGATCGGCGCGGGCTGGAAGACTGCGTATCTCGAAAAAGTAGTATCTGCAGCCATGGTCACGCACACGTCGATCATAGACTTTCTGAATTTAACGATCATCCGGTTTTACGGCATATATCATGCCATTGGAGAAACACTGGACAAGCAGAGACGGTGAGCAGGAACGGACATGGAAATCTATTACGAAAATACAGATATAACGGATATGGTGCAGGTGCGGAAATGCATTGTGCATGATACGGCCGGCAAGCGATGCGACAGTATTAGCATAGAATTCGAAAACGCTGCCGGTTGGCGCAGATGGGGGCCGAAAGAAGATGATAGGATCATAGTAGTCCAATCGGGATATAGCAGCGGTCAAATGTATGTAAACACTGTCCAGGAAGAAGAAGGCCATTACAGGCTGTTTGCAACGGCTCTGCCATGCAAGGCCAGACAAAAAGGATGCTATGCCTATATCAATAAGACTCTGGAAGAGGTCATGAGACACTGCGCGGCAGTCTCCAATATGGAGTACCAGATCTTCGGGTTGGATCCGAATACCGTGATACCGTACATGGAACGGGATCACGAAGGCTGCGCTGCTTTCCTGTCCAGGTTCCTGATGCTGGAAGGAGCGGTATTGAAGTGCGTAAATGGCAAATATACCGCAATCGGCCTGGAATATGCGCAGGATATCGCGAACTACCAGGCGATAGAAGTATCATTGAAGCAAAAAGGGATGCAGTATAGCCGGAATGGAAACGGAATAAAAAAACTCACAGTAAGCACACCGTATGCGCAGGCGTCCGCAGAAGACACAGCAGCGTCAAAAGACTGGCTAAGCTGCACGAAATACCTGCCGGCACGAAACAATATCCAGGCTGGAAGGTGGGCGCGGAGCTTGCTTCTGAGCGCAAATAGGATGTGCGAAACCGTTTATTTACAGGAGCGGTTCAATTCCAGTCGAACTGCAATGACAAGACTGGATATTTCCGGATACACGGATGCAGCCGGGGAATGGCTGATCGAGGATGTAGAACATGACCTGAAAGATCTTCGGACAAGCATTTCCATGCGGCGCTGTATTAGAACCATCAGATAAAGGCGGATATATGGACGACGAAAAAAGACAAAGAGAAGCAGGAAGGATAGAACGCGGCGAGATCATAAGCGTGGACGATGGACGGTATACGATTCGATCCTTTGAGCGGGACGGGATCGTGACCCCGCCGTTAGAAACGCTGATACCGGAGAATATATTTTCAGCAGGCGATAAGGTCTGCTTTTTTTATTTCAACGATGGCACAGGCCGTGTCATATGCAAATTGTAAAGTTGAGGTGACATTCATTGGCACAGAACCTTCAAACAAATATCGTTATCAATGCAAAAACCGGAAACGGATTTTCGGAAGTGGGGTCCGTACTGGCAGAAATGGGAAGCATTGTTAACGGAATAAGCCAGGAACTGATCGGATTTGGGAAGGAATCCGTCCAGGTATACAGTGACTACGAGAAGAGCATGACAGAGGCGGAAGTCGCTCTGTCTACAACGTATGGAAGAGGCACCAGGGAGCTGAGTAATGTCATGAACCAGCTCGACGAATCAGCTACAAAATGGGCTGCATCTACGATTTTCCATACAGATGATGTAGCCAATGCGATTTCGGCAGCAGCACATGCCGGCTGGGATTACGATGAAATCATACAGGGAATCCCGGCTGCCATGGAGCTTGCGCAGGCTGGATCTATTGATCTGACGCAGGCAGTAGATTATGTCACAAAAGCAACCCACGCAGCCGGCATTGAATTCGAAGACATGCCGAAATTTATTGATCACTGGGCCTATGCAGCCAACAGGAGTGCAACAGATATTGACGGCATGGGCGAAGCGATGCTCCGGATGGGCGCGACAATGCAGTTTGCCGGGGATACAGACTCCCTGCTGGTTATGTTAGCTGCACTGGCCGATGCAGGAACGACAGGATCTGACGCTGGCACGCTGCTACGGAATTCCATGCTTCGTCTGGTTGCCCCTACGAAAAAAGCAAGAGAAGCCATGGAAGATCTGGGCGCTGAAGGTGAAGAGATTGAAGAGATCCTGAACGACGAATCACTCGCAGCGGCAAACGCGAAACTGGCAACACAGGGATTCAGCGCTTATGACGACCACGGAAACCTAAAGGGGATGCTGGATATTTTTTCAGATCTGAATGAAGCGCTGAACGGCATGTCAGAACAGGACAGGAATGAGGTTTTAAGCTCTATCTTCCCGACAAGGTCCATAACGGGCGCTATGGCTTTGCTGAAAGCGGCGGGAGAAGAATATAACGGGCTGTACGAAGACCTGCAGAGCGGAGCCGCGGAGGGCTACGGCGAGTACGCACAGGGTGAAATGATGGACACTCTGTACGGAAAAATGGAGACTTTCGAAAGCAAACTGGAAGAACTGAAACGGAAAACAGGAGAGAGCCTGTCAGAGGACGTAGGTTCTGCGCTGGGAGGCCTGGGCGGATTTCTGGACAGCCTTAATGGCATGGATACAGGTATTTTTGATGCATTGGTTTCCGGATTAGAAATCGTAGCAGTTTCTGGTCCGGGAATCCTGGCGGCAAGCACAGCGCTGCGCTTCATTGGAACGGTCCTGTCCCCGGCCGGAGCAATCGCTTTAGGTGCAACGGGATTGGCCGCATTAACAAGATTCTTGCATGAATTAAGCAATTTAGATCTGGAAAACTCGTTCGGAACCGGGGAACTAGACCATGCGCAGCTATCGGCCTATCTGCAGGGGATAGGCGCTGATTTTGATGCATCCTATGAAACGGTTAAAAAGTTTAACGACGAAGTGGAAGCTGCAGTAACAAAATATAATGAGTCAAGTCAGAATTTAACGGAAGGCCTGTTGACGGATCTGATCACACAAAAAGAACTTACGCCGCAGGATATCGAGAATTATTTCAAGCTTGGCGACACGATGCGCGAAGCGGTTCTTCTTGGCCTTCAGGGTGATGTGAACGCCCAGAGCGAATTTTGGACACAGCTCTTCGGTGATGGCGATTACGTAGCAGCTAACGAAAGCGACTCTTATCAGACGATTATAGATAACATATACGAAGATCTCCAAAGATCTACAGCGGAAGTAGAAACCGCCAGCCAGGGACTACGCGACGCCATGACTTCCGCTTTTGCAGACGGGAAAGTAAGTGACGAAGAATACCAGAAAATACTCAGTTATGTAAGGGATTTGAATGAAAAGATAGCCCAGGCGGAGCAGGAAGTTCAGGACAGGGAAAGCGAAATAGCCATGAGGGTCGCTATAGATCGCGCGCAAACGCAAAGCTATGATGATCTTGTAGCGTCGACTAATGAGCAGGCAGCAGCCCGCGATCAAAAACTCAGCGAGCTGGAGGCACAATACCTTCATGATAAATATGATGCAGAGATTGCTTTTGAAAATAACATGGCAGCGCTGCAAGAAGAAATAGACAGTGCTACTGATCCAAGAACGGAAAGAATGCTGCAAGCCGAGAAACAGCGAAGAGAAGAGGCTCACAACGCAGCAATGGAGGGCGCTGAAGCAGCATATCAGGCAGAACGCGCAGATTGGGCCGACAGATACAACACAGGCATCGGGGCCATGTGGGACACCAATCTCGAAGCGAATCCGGAACATAGCGACGCATATGGATTCTTGGAAGATCTGGCCGGGTCTGTTGCGAGCAGAGATAAAACAGTATTTGAGGCCGCCAGGGAATTTCTGCAAAGTGAATATTATGACGAGTCCGGATCTGCGCTGATCAATGGATTGACCAGAGAAATTGAGGGCATGGGCGGAGCCACTGAAATGATGGATATCGCAGATGCTTTTATGCAGCAAGGGAATAGGGAGAAAGCGATGCAGTATGCACTTCCCGTTCTTGAACAGATGATTGCGGGCGGTATTCAGGATTGGTCTATATTTGATGGCGAAAACAATTTATTAGGAGCTATTTTTGGCGACAACTGGCTTTATTCTTCTGGCAGAACAAGCGAAACAAATGAAAATGTCGGAAGAGTTAATCAATATCTTGGCACCGCAAATGCCGGAGAGGATACAGCAGCACAAGCGAGAACCATGGTAGAAGATTCAACTGCCATGAGAAACTTCTTTGGGAACATTGGAACTGCACTAAATGCAACTGATCAATCCGGCCTGGACTTTGTTGAAGCCAACTGGTCCAGTATGTCTGCTACGGTTGACGGATTTAATGAGGAACTATCCTATGTAACAGATAGCTTGAGAGGAACATACGACCTCGGAGCAGTATTTGAAACGCTGCCGCAAATGCTCCAGGACCGTTTTAGCGGAACACAGTATGAAGACATGTTTGCGGCGCAGCAATTGATGTATGGGAGATATCAATCCGGAAGATTTTCGTCTTACAGCTACGATTGATCCTGTAATCGATCAAGATGCGTTAGCGGACATGCCGGAAATCGTCGTTCCTGCGCAATACAATGTAACAGAGGATGAAGCTATGGCCGATGTAAGCGATGAGTCGGTTGTAGTTGATGTTACAGGCGAAACCGGGCAGTTATCAGAAGCAATCAGCGCAGAAGACAACCAAACATTACAAGCGCTCGTTGATGGTGATGCCAGTGATCTACATGTGAAAATATGGAATGAGGACCGCCAGACGCTCACGGAGTATGCAGTCGGCGATGTCGGCCAATTGGCGGCAGCTATCAACAGCCAGGACGGGAAACATATCAGGGTTATCGTTGATCAGGTTCAAGGGTCAACGGTAAGCAGTGGATCCGGAGGAACATACGCTCTGGGTGGACGGGCAACAACTGCTTCTATTTTCGGTGAAGCCGGTCCTGAGTGGGCGATCCCGGAAGAACATAGTCAGAGAACAGCAGAGCTGCTAAACGCCGCCAGAGAGGCCAGCGGGTTCACCTGGCCGGAACTACTGTCACAGTTTGGCGGCCTGAATGCGAACCCAAACAACACCCCGGCCACCATTGTTTACAGCCCAGTAATCAATTCTTCCAATCCAGGGGAAATTGAGCAGATCCTGAAGGATGATAAAGACCGATTGCGCAGAATGCTCAGGGAAGAAAGAATGATGGATTCCATGGAGGTGTATGCATGATTTTGAGCGGAACCAAATATTTGTGCGTGGCAGGGGAAACATGGGATTACATAGCGCTAGTCGTTTATGGAAATGAAAAATATGCCGCAGAACTACTCGCTGCAAATCCGAAATTTTCTTGCAGTCCAGTATTTGTAGGCGGAGAAGTACTAGGGAAACGCTGATTATATAAGCTTATTTTCAGCATTATCCTGCATTGTCAAGTTTCTAAGGATTTTCAGGGTGATATTCG